GAAAATCCACATTTGTGGACAAAACTAAAAAATCAAATAAGTGTCAAAAACATAAACATGCATCAGACACAGAACACTCTTTATTATTGAACATACAGGAAAGCTTACGCTGGTGATCATATTGTATTGTTTAGATCCCCCATGAAGCCCCAAGATCATTACTTGGATTAGATGAAATAACGCTTCTTCAGCACTTTTGTGTGCGGTTAGATTTTTCAATACACTATGCTCCCTTGTATAAGTATTTTGTAAAGATATAGTAGTAGGTAAGAGTCCAACTACCAGTTCCCATACTGTTAATGGGATATCCTTCTACCGGGAGAAATAAAACGTAAAAATCAAATGCCATGAATACAACAATAGTTAAACCCACACAATTTTTACTGCCCGTTGCCATCATGGCCTCATTTTTCAGCATTTATATGCTATTTGCTTGTGATGAGGAATTTTCTGACATTCTTGTTAGCATTCTCATTGCTATATGCCTTGCCACTATGTGGCATCTTTTTGACACTCCGTTTGGGAGTGGTTTTCCAGGACTAGTTCAGTCCGAACCTGTGACAGAGGTGAAAGAACCTCTTTATTCTGGGTGGAAGTATACGTACTTCACCTTTGATAACCGCCTGGGTGATATGGACGTTTTATCCGACTTTTGCCCAAACAGAATTGCAAAGCGTCGTAGTAGAAAGAAGAGCCGCATCTTGCGTGAACAAGAGCGTATCGCGCGACAACAAGCCAAGTTTGAAGTGCAATCATTCAACAATGATATGTGTGCACAACTGGACATGATAAAAGAACGTGTGGCTGATATCGGCGGGTGCGATTTCATTATCAAACTTGTTGAGGATGCAACCATACTGGCATATAGTCTTTCTCGCTCACGAACTCGTATGGACGTAACCGTCGCTATTGCGACCTTTACGAAATTATGCCTGAATAAATCATTGACTTCTACCATTGCCAACAAACTGTTGCACGCTAAATTAGATGACCTATTCGTTGATGAAGTTGAAGTACAATCTGCTGATAGTCCTTTTGCATCCCTACGTCAACTTTTGGACAACTATGATCATGTTCGGGAATTGCCACTTTTCAAGAAATTGTACAAATTCTCAATGTATGCATTGAGTATGTCGCTTTTCGACAAGGCTGGTGTCACTTTCGATACCTTTGGTTACACGCAAGTTGAAAAGGCATACATGAAAGAGAAATTCACTCGAGGTCCCGATTTCGTTCATTGCCTTTTGGATACTACTCTCTTTGTCTGCGAACGAGGTTTTCAAGCATATAAAGCCGGTTCAGTACAACCTTTATTTCATGGTGGAAACTCTTACGATAAATGGTGTGATGATGCGCGACTGATTAAGGAACAGGCTCTATTTCTTTCGAATCCAGAAGCCCAGAACTTTACACTTTTTGACTTCTTGGCCCGCCTAGATGATTCTATTGAGAAGGGCGAGGCGATTGTGCGCTATGTTCGCAATAGTTTGGGCTCCAAAGATAGATCGGCTGCACTTTACTTTCAACGTTTGCTCGAGGAGTTGCGTTTGATTAGAGCGAATGAAATGACAAAGCGATCGGCCAGAATGGGCCGAGCTTCTCCATTTGCCATTCTGATCTATGGAGGGTCGAGTGTTGCCAAATCAACTTTCAAAGACATTCTCTTTAATCATTTTGGCAAGACTACTGGTTTACCCATTGAGCCTGAGTTTATGTATACGCGGGTTTTCACAGAGTCTTTCTGGTCAGGATTTCGAACTTCTCAATGGTGCATATTGTTGGATGATATTGGTTTTCGGAAGGCCGGATATGCTCAGGGTGACTCATCGTTGGATGAGATGTTGCAGATTATTAATTTCTGTGCATTCACTCCTCCCCAAGCCGATCTTCCTGATAAAGGTCGAATTCCTCTGCAATGTCGATGCGTTATTGGAACTACCAATGCGGAGCATCTCAACGCGTACGCCTATTTTCACAATGCTTTAGCTGTGAGACGCCGTATGCCTAATGTTGTAGAGTTGCGTCCTAAAGCGTGTTATACAACAGACGGGGTGACTATCGACCCGAATCTTGTTCCGCATGTCGAGCCAGGGCAGTATCCTGATTTTTGGGACATTGACTTGAAACGTGTCCAACCTAGTGGTAAAGATACTCGTACCCAAGATGCTGTCACTGAGTTGATTAAGACTTACACCGATATTAATGATTTTCTAGCCGATTATTCTCGCTTGATTCTCGATCATGAGAAGACGCAAGCGACTATCATGGCCTCAAACAAAGGTTTGAAGGATATCAAAGTGTGTAAAATCTGCTATCGCTCTGAGCTGGCGTGTTTGTGTGGTGATGCTTTTTCCCCTACTTCAACAGTTTCATCAGAAGCTGATGTTCAATCGGGTGATTGGCAAGATCAGATACTCGCTAATCATACATCGGCCTTTAACAACACATTATTAGATAGTGAAGTCGGTTTCTTCGCCAATGTGATGTACTCATGGATCGCAGTTTTGTTGGTTTTTGCAGAGTTGTGTTTCTGGTGCTCACGTCGTGGATATTTCATTGGGAATTTTTTCACCTGGTTCATTCGCACTCGCTTGTTCAACACTTTGTTCATTTACATCTGTGGCCGTGTTTCCAGGCAATATGGGCGACGCATAACTGAGAGGTTGACTCGTTTGTTGGGGGAGAGATCTGCATTGTTGCTTGAGACTCCGCCAATTGTTATCAATTTCATTAAAATTCTGCTGACGATTGTTACTTTTTACAAATCTTATCAATTCGGCAGCAATTTGGCTGCTAGCATCATGTCCTGGTGTGGTACAAAAAATGAGCCCGAACCTGAAGCAGAAAAATCACATGTTTTCGCCCCATGGAAATCCTTCGAGGATCTCACAATGTCCCAGCTGGTCACACCACAAGGGAATATCCAATCGAAATCACGTCTGTCTGAGTCTATTGGAGTTCGACCAATTTCGGTTGGTCCCCAAAAAGACTCTGTCTGGATGAAGAACGATTATGTGACCTCTTCTGAAGATGTCAACCCACTTACAATTGGTTGGAACAGCTTGGAGTACACGCAGGTGATTAGTAAGTTGCGACGCAATTGTTGTACTTTTGTCACACGGCGCTTCGAAGATGGTGTCTGGAGGAGGAGAGACAATCGAGCTGTCTGTGTGGGAGGTCAAGTGTTTATGACAAACAATCATGGTCTGCCACCTGTTGGTGATTTGAATTTGGAGGTTATACTTGGGTCAAGTAAAGATGGCATCACACCAAATCTTTCGTTAGTTTTGGAGCAGAGTGATATTCATCGTTATCCTGATCAGGATCTTGCTTTTGTGGAACTGCGTGATTTGCCACCACACAAGAATATAATGGGTTTATTTCCCAACGAATCTCTTGATGGTAAGTATAAGGGTACATATGTTGCTCTGGATGATTCAGGTGAATTGCGGAAATTCGATCTAAGTATTTTAGGTCGTTCCGAAATTTTTGTGGAGAGTTGCACGAGTGGGCAATTTGATCGCAAATATAGAATGTGGCAAGCAGTTGCTGATAGTGATACCTTACGCGGTGATTGTGGATCATTGATGGTCGCACAAACGCCATACGGGCCTGCTATTTTGGGTATTCATATGTTAGGTGGTGTAGGTGCTCAAGTTGCTGCACTATCAGTCTCACGTTCTGATGTCGAAAAAGGAGTTGCTAGTTTTGGTACCCTTCACGTGCAAAATGGCCCTCCCACATTGAGTGCCCCCGGTGTTACTCGAGTTGTGGGTGAGCTGCATCGAAAGGCATCGGTGAGATACATTCCGCAAGGATCAGCAAAAGTGTATGGATCTTTTGTAGGCATGAGAGGTGCTCACAAATCTAGTGTTGTGCAAACTCGCATCTGTGAAAGTATGATTAGCCGTGGCTATCAGATCAAAACTGGTCCCCCAGTCATGAGTGGTTGGTTACCTTGGCATTTGGCCTTGACAGACATGGTGCAACCTACATGCAACATAAGGCGTTCGACACTGGATAACTGCGTTAAGGCTTTCACACAAGAGATCCTTAATGGTCTGTCAGAAGCAGAGTTATCTAAGTTGGTGATATTGGATAACCTCACTGCTTTAAATGGGGCTCCAGGTGTCACCTTTATCGACAAGATGAACAGGAACACCTCAATGGGCAATCCGTGGAAGAAATCGAAGAGAGGTTATCTGACCCATCTCTATGATACTAGTGTTTGGCAAGATGGTGTGATCTTTTCCGACGATATCATGGACCGAGTCGATGATATTATATCTCGTTATCAATCTGGTGTGCGCGTTAAGCCCAACTTCTGTGGACACCTCAAGGATGAACCAGTTGTTTTTCGCAAAATCGCGGCTGGTAAAACGCGCGTGTTTACGGGTGGCCCAGCCGATTGGTCGATGGTTGTTCGTAAATATTTGCTATCCTTTGTGAGGGTGGTTCAGGATAATCGCTATGTTTTTGAAGCTGGGCCTGGCACAATTTGTCAGTCATTAGAATGGGAGGAGATGTTTGAATATCTCACACATTTTGGCCCTGACAATATGATTGCGGGTGATTATGGTAAGTTTGATAAGAAAATGTCTGCCTCCATGATTCTGGCAGCTTATGATGTTATTATATCAATACATCGTGCTGCTGGTTGGAGCGAAGAAGATCTCCTTATCCTGAAAGGCATAGCAATTGATACTGCTTTTCCTCTTGTGGATTTCAATGGTGAACTCATTGAGTTCTATGGTACAAATCCCTCCGGTCATCCTTTAACCGTGATCATCAATAGTCTTGTGAATGCACTATACATGAGATACGTCTTTGCTGAGATGTCTGGAGATGTTCCAGTTGAGCAGTTTAAGAATTATGTCAAATTGATGACTTACGGTGATGACAATGTGCTCAATGTGTCGTCTCGCGTCCCCTGGTTTAACCATACCTCTATCCAGGCGAAATTGGTGGAGATTGGCGTGGAATACACAATGGCAGATAAAGAGAGTGCGTCAGTACCATTCATCAACATTCAAGACATTGCTTTCTTGAAAAGAACTTGGCGATGGGATGCCGACGTGGGAGCTTATGTAAGCCCCTTATGTCACGATTCAATTGAAAAGATGCTCACAATGTGTGTGAGGTCGAAGAC